TACTAGAGCTAAGATAGCTAATGATGCTGTTGACGGTACTAAAATAGCTAACACTGCTGTTGGAACAAACCATATTATTAACAGTGCAGTAGATGGAACTAAATTAGCTAATAATGCTGTTGGAGCAAATCATATTTTAGATGACGTAGTTAACTCTGAGCATATTGCCGCTGGTGCTTTAGATAATGAGCATTATGCAGCAGGTTCAATAACTTCAGATAAGTTAAATGCAGCAACAGTTGTAACTAATAGTGAACAAGCATCTCATTCAGTAAACGATACAACATTCTTCACTACATCAGCAGCTGAAGCAAGATATTTCAATGCTTCAACTGGTGAAACTATTAAGGATGGTCAAACATTCCCTGATAACGATACAACAATTGCTACTACAGCAGCTATCAATGACAGGATTATTGACTTAGTTGATGATGTAGGTGGTTTTGTACCTATAGCAAATGAGACTAGCTTCCCTAATGCTAACCCTGATGTTAATAATGGTACAGGTACTATTGTTAGTATTGGAGAATTAGCATCTAACCATACTTCTAACGGAAGTGGAGTTATAAGTATTTCTAATGGTACTGTAGGAAACTCTACTGTTACTATTAATGGAGCTGCTAATAGCACTACTTATTCAGCTGGATATGGTCTATTAGTAGAGACAACTACTACTCTCAATACTTATACATTCCATAGATTAACTACAAAAGCTACTGAAGTAACAACAGTTGCTGGCAGTATTACTAACGTTAATACCGTAGCTGGATCTATAAGTAATGTTAATGCTGTAGCTGGTAATGCTTCAAATATTAATGCTGTAGCAGCAGATGCCACAGACATAGGAGCAGTAGCTGGTAAAGCAACAGAAATAGGAAGACTAGGTACAGCTGATGCTGTGTCTGATTTGAATACATTAGGTACAACAGCAATTGTATCTGATATGGATACCCTGGCTGATATCTCAAGTAATATTTCTACAGTTGCAGGTATATCAAGTAATGTAACTACAGTAGCTGGTATACAAGCAAACGTTACGACAGTTGCAGGTATTCACGGCAACGTAACTACTGTTGCTGGTAATAACTCTAATGTGACAACAGTTGCTGGTAATATTAGTGATGTAAATAACTTTGCTGACCTATATCAAATTGCAAGTTCTAACCCATCAGCAGATGGTGGAGGAAATTCACTTGCAGTTGGAGACTTATATTTCAACACATCTGCTAATGAACTTAAGGTTTATAATGGAAGTGCTTGGCAAGGTGGTGTAACAGCTAGTGGTAACTTTGCATCTACAACTGGTAATACATTTACAGGTAATAATACTTATAACGATGATATAGAAGCAAGGTTTGGTACAGGTGCTGATCTTAAAATTTATCATGATGGAGGAGACTCTAGGATTGACGCTACTGGTACAGGTAACTTAATTATTAAAGGAGATGATGTTCATATTCAAGGTACTAATGCCGAGAATATGGCTAACTTTAATGAAAATGCAGGAGTTCAATTAAGGTATGATGGAACAACGAAATTTGCGACAACTTCAACTGGCTGTACTGTTACTGGTGCTCTAACCTTAACGGGTGGTCTTGGTATGGCTGCTACTAAATATATACACGGAACTAGTGGAATAGATTTCTATGGAGATAGTGGAGATGCAGGAAGTAAATTAGTTACATTAGTAGATGGTGGTTTTAAGATTAAAGATAGTAATAAGATTAAGCTTGGGACTGGAGATGATCTTCAACTATACCATGACGGAACAGATTCATGGCTTACACATAACAATGGTGGTAATGGATCTTTAGTAATTAAATCTACAACAACTGGTGGTGCTCCTTATGGTCTTTACTTAGATTCAGATTTTATTGGATTAAGAAATGAAGCACAAAATGAATATTATCTAAAAGCTACTAATGGTGGAGCCGTTGAATTATATTATGATAACGTTAAGAAATTAGACACACTTAGCACAGGAGTCCGAGTTAATGATTATGACTTCACAATAAAAGCTCGTAGTGGTTATGAAG